CGACCTTAACATTCTTGACCAGAACGTGTGCATCGTAGTTTTCGATTGCTGCGCCAACGCGGATAAAGAGAGTGTACTCAATTGTATCCTTCTTTGGCTGGAACAAACGATAGACAACTACGTCGCGCTTGATACCAACGATTAGGTTTTGTGGGAAAGTCAAGTGGACATCACCATGAAGCCCTGAGGCAGCAGCATAATCTCCTGCGCGGGTCTCGTCAATCAACGGAACGTTGATAACGGGAATACCGAATGCGAATGGAGTTACTGTGCCGGGACCACCGTCGTTAGCAGCAACATCACCTCTGATAACACCAGATGCAATGTCAAATGGATTGACAGAGCCTGCGTTTGAGGTAAGGTTGAACAGATAGTCTTGGACAAGGTTTGATCCGACAAAGAATCTAAGTTGGTTTCTACGTTGCTTGTACTTACGAGGAAGTTGCTTGATAGCATTGTTGAACACAGTGCGATCAAGGCCGAAGCCAGCAGCATCAACAACGTGTGCGTTGCTTGATGCCATTGCGCGGAATCCTTGGAATGCAGATAGAAGACCTGATCCTGAGCCTGTACCATTGATTAGCACATCCTCAACGTCATTTCCGGCTTGTGTAGCCATCAAACGTGCAATGTGATCCTCTAGGTCTGGGCCTTCAAGATTGTCCTCCAGTGATTCTGCAGAAAGTTCCCAATCAAGACGTAACTTACGGGTTGTAAGTGATACCTTAGAGAAGGTAGCGTTTGTGTTGGTGAAAGTGGCGCTACCACTGCCAGTGTTTCCTGTGTAATCACGGGGATTATCTTCAGTTGCAACTGTCATAATTCTCTGTCCGACTGATACGCGGTCGATTTCTGTTGTGTTAGAACGCATACGGATTGTACGTGCTGTTTTCGCAAGAATGGTGGCATCCCACATGTAGTCAAGGAAGCGGTTAGCCTGATCTGGGTAAAGGAGTCCATTACCAGATGGGACGGCTACGCCATTGTCACCAGTGCTTGTGAAAGTAGAACCAAGGTTAGATGTGTCGATAACCTTTTGTAAAAGTTCGTTGCTCATATTTTTTTTCACCTGCCTTTTCGATTAATTTATAAAAATATTGAGTTATAGGTCTGTGACGCCGAGGAAGTGTCCGTGCCATATACTCTTTGTTATTTTTGTATCATCTGTTGTAGTATTTTCTACGCCAACAGACTTCTGTACGGCTGTTGCGCCTTCATAAGCATCAATCCGCTTTTCGAGTGAATCAATACGCTTTACAACGTCAGCAACATTGTTGCTAAGGTCTGTTGTCTTTGTACCAAAATCGTCGATTGACTTTTTAATGTCTTCAACTGCGGAAAACATATCTCCTGCTGTTGCAGCACGCTCTGCGTAATTCTTTTCAATTGATGTAAGTTCTGTCTTGAGGTCATCAACCATCTTAACAAAGTCTAGTTCATCTACCGGGATTTCTGAAACGGTTGCGGCTTTCTCTACGGAGTCATCGCCTTCAACTGCTTCAGGGGTTTCAGCAAACTCTTCTACGACTTCATCAACCGGAGTAGCCTCATTGATTGTTTCGTCTGCCATTTCTTCGTTCCCTCCTTCACTAAGATTTTTCTTTACTTCGATCCCTTGTTTGATCTTATTCTGATCGGGATATAGGTTTATTGTATCCTGACTTGTTACGGAATCAGAATCTTGAGTTGTTGCTGAGTGATTTGAATCGGGAGCATCGTCTTTTGCAAAGTAAGAGGCAACAGTTTTCATGATGCTATCACCTTTTTGCGAATCTGATTTCTCAACCCATCCAATTGCTTTCATGGAGTCTCCACAAGCAACACAATTTAAGTTTTCATTTGAAGAAGTTGTTGCAATTTGATCATCGGCACAATAAAATACATTTTCTATTTCAGTGTCTACTGCCATACCATTTACAGACATACCATCTGAATTTTTTTGAATAGAGAAAATATTAGCAAGGGGATTGGCGGGGGAATCTACAAGACTCAACTCCATCAATTCGTAATCCTTGATTACTCTATTATCTTCAGAATCGCCAGCCTCATAGCCAGCCTCTACAATGTTTCCCCCAATAGAGAAACCTGAAAGGGTGCCGTCAAGAACTTTTTCCCAAGTATCTTGAGCGCCCTTAGAAATATAGGCATCCACATAGATGCCCTTATAAGATTTGTTTGTTTCTGGGTCAAGAAACTCTTTTGTAGAGAATGACATAACCTTGCCAACAGCAATCGGTTGATGCATTTCGCGGAGATTTCCACGGAAGCGGGCAAATGCTTTTTCGCTTGCCTCTGGAGTTACGATGTCACCATGACGATCAATATTATCAAGGGTGGCGAACCCTGAAACTGTTCTTTTTTCTTTATTAACTTTAGCGATTGGAAAAGATAAACTTACTTTCTTTTCGCTATTGTTCCATGTTGACTTAGATATATCCATTTGAGATTATAATACCAATAAATTCTAGGAATACAAAATTTATGGATTTTTTCTCCCTTCGCCCTGTGCATTTCTATCGCCCTCAAAATCTGAAGCGTTAGTTGCTCGTTGCTGATCACGTTCACGATTACCGCTTTGTTGAGTTCTTTGCTCTGCTGCTGCTTGTGCGGTAAGAACAACGGGAGAATCCCCACCTTGTCTTGGAGGTAATCCTCTGCGAACACGAACCTCGTTTGGCATAATGACTTGCGTACGTAGATATACTTCATCAATCTTGCTTTGAGTCTGCTCATCTGTAAGAGTTAATTCATCAAACTTAAGAACAAATGCGTCGGTAAATTCACGAATAATAAGATTAATTTTTTGTTCAAGTTCTCTTTGAGCGGGACGGCAAACTTGTTCCTTAAATGTTTTATCTGCATCCTTAGCCCCTCCAAGAGACATCCCCTGAGCCGTACCAATTTTTGAGATAGGTACATTATGAGACATAAGAATACGGTCACGATTTTCAATTGCATAATTGCGGAAAGAAGAATCTTGAACACCCGCCTCTACTGGTTCCATTTTAAACTCTACGCGAGAATTTTCTCCATCAGAAGGAAGAGGAATATAAAGAGTACGATGATTACGTCCACGCAAACCAGTCTGGAAGAATTCAAGAAGTTTGCGCTCAGAATCGGCAGATAACTTTGCTCCCTTTACTGTAATAATGTAACGAGGCACAGCCTTATTTTCAAAATAGTCAAGGTTAAATCTAGTAGCAAACTCATCACCTGCAACTGCGTTCTTTGCGGAAAGAATGTCTGGAAGTCCATAGTAAGTATTTGTGGGAGTGTATTTCTTGAAATGAATAACCTCGTTAGGTTGAGGATCAGTTCCAATTTGATCAAGGGTGGCTGTGTCTCCAAAATTGCGGAAATATGTATAACGGTTATATACAACTTGAACAAAACCGTCGCGGTGGCGGCGGATTCTCATAGTAATTGTAGGAATATGTCCAACGTATCCAATACGACCGCTATTAGTCCGACCAATTTCTAAATAGGCGTTTCCAGTGGTTTCAAGGTCGATATAAATTTTACGCATAATGCGAAGGAAAGAATCGTCTGAGTTCATAGATTCTAGATAATCAGTAAGATCAGTTTTTGCTTTCATAATTTTGCGACGAAATTTATCTAATTTCTTTTCGTCAACAATTACATCTTCAATACGGTCTAAAGTTTTTTGAGTTTCTTCAAAATGGTAGCCAAGTCCCACAACGTTAGCAGCCTTTGCATTTACTGCCGCATGATGAAATGGAGAAATATCATAAAGTTGAGCAAGGTACATTAAGTTGTAGGGTGGCTGGACGATCTGGAAAAGAGAATAACCAGTAAGGTCTAGTGGATCAAGTTTCTTTGACTTTGCTCCATCAAGTCCCGTATATGCTTTTGCTATCCTTGCTGTTTTACGTTTAAAGTTAGGACTAATTCCATCTAATTTGCTAAGATCATCCCAAGATTTTGCAAAAGGGTCTTCAAATGCGGAAGAAGGTTCTCTGTTGTACCCTCCGCCGACGCTAATCTGAACTAGATCATCATCGTCATCAAATGCGTCGTTTACTGGAATTAAATTAGACAAGGCCCATCTTCCTTTGATTCTCTAAGTCTTCCTTGATTGCTGGGACATCAAGTTCATCTGGAACGAGTCCCCATTCAAGGCGTTGTTTTTGCATTTCGTATTCTTCTGTAGAAACCTGTCGGTATCCTGAAAACCATACTGGCTTGCCAGCCTCTAATCCATGATGCTTGGCAACTTTCTTGATATCGTTAATTCTTTTAATATCACCCTTAATAGCGGCAACATTAAGATAATTACCTTCATCATCACACACAAGACCTCCATCTGGCATTTGCCAGAGGTATAGTCCGTAAGAAACTTCTTCAACAACCTTTACACGCATAATGGAATATTACCATTTTTTGTATATAAAGCCCAATTTTGATCAGGAACTAACCAATTTTGTAACCTGAGGCGCTATTTACGGACGCAGAAGCCCAGTTTGGCTGCCATGTTGCACTTGAAGTAACTGAATCTGTGATTGATGTAATATTATTTCCAACAAACGCTTTATATCTTACAGAAGCAGTACTTGCATCAACAGAATAATCCCATACATTTAGATATCCATAGGTAGCATTGCTATGAGCAACTCCTGAAGCACCGTTTATATACATCGCGCTGCCCGTGAAAGGAACGCCAAAGTTGTAAAAAACATGATAAAACTCTCCGCTAGATAAAGTAAATGTATTGGAGGCGCGGTATACACCATTAACATACACTGATCCGCTACTATTTATTAATTTTGATGCTGATGCGTATAGGGTGGGGGTAGTACTTGCAGATGAATCAGAACTTAATAAATAATTTGGGCTAGAAAGACTATCAAACCTTACCCAAAAATCTGTAGCATAGGTAGAAAAAGTTGATACTGTGGGAGAAATAATAGCGTATCCATTCACACTTCCTGAAACTTTATCAAACTTAATGCCAAAGTGGTTCTTTCTTAAAATAATGTTTTGACTATTTCTTTGAATGCTATAAGAACTTTTAGTTGTGTCTTCAAATCCTGCATAAATAGAATACTTCATATCATCGCTAAACAATGCGGTGTCGTGATAAATCATTACGTTTAAATCGTGGAATGATTGATAAGCACTTTCTATTTGATAGTCGAATGGTGCGGTCACTCTAACAAGAACATCAGGGTTAACCGTTTTATATAATATATTGGACAGGGAGGAACCTCTTGTGACTGTTGACCATGTTGATCCACTATTGGCAGAAACTTCTACAAGGCAGTTATCCATCCCGTCCCATGTAATTTTACTTCCCATAATTTCTGTACCATAACTAGAAATAGGAATATTTTTTGTCCATGTAGCAACTTGAGAAACACTTAAATTGTTTTTTAATCTAGCCATGTACATAATATTTTGAGTAAAATCAGACGCGGAAAAATTGTTATAGGCTACATTTGATATTCCCAAGTTTTTAATAGATAAAGACGAGTTGGCTTGAGATAAACTTAAAACATTTGCAATTTCAAGGTATCCATCAGAGACTACATTGATAATGTTACCAGTTGTACTAGCGGTAACCCCATTCCCAGATAAATAATATTCTCCATTATAGGTAGAAAATGCAAAGTTATATGTTGATCCAGAACTTATTGTTGTAGATGCATATAAAAGTTGAGCCGCAGATGCATTCGCTGTATCATATTGATAAACATAGAACCCATTGTTTCTAATTGTTGAATAAATAATGTTGTTTGTATCGTTATCATTAAATGCAAAGATATAGTCTGAACTTGCTGTGCCCGCAGTAATTTGTGCGCTAATCAGAATAGTATCGCTTTGATCTACAATTTTCCCAAAGTCTTTAAACAATAGACTAGAAAATCCTGTGAGGCTTGCAGAGTTATTACTAAAGACTACACTAGACGTGGGATCAGACGCTTCAGATAAATTCAATGATGCAACTATATTTGGAGCAAGTCCATATATGTTATCTATAACAAGATTAAAGTCGCTATTGCGTAAAAAGAAATCTCCGCCCTCTAAATATTCTGAATGAATTGGATGGGCTGATCTTTCATAGAAATCAAAGTTGGAGGTTGCATTGTATCCAGTCATGACTGAAGGTTTGTCGTTATAGAATGCATTAACTACACGTTTTCTTTTTTGAGAAAGTGAGAGTTGATAGTCATAAACGGCTAAATCACTTATAACATAATTCATACTTGCAGAAGAATTTAACGATGTTCCATTAATAAGGAAGTTAACACTGGCGGTGGCTCTTGAAGGGAAAAGAGACGTTGTATCTCCAGCATACCCATTGACTCCAGATTCACCATTGGCAAATATAGAAAGGTTTCCCGCTGTGTACTTTGCAGTAATATAGAAAGAGTTATTTAAGTTTCTGACTGGAATAAACGCTTCAGAATTATCTGTCCCGTTAATTTTAAATCTAAAAGTATTTTTTGCGTAATCATAATAGATAGAGCCAATTTGAGTTGATCCATTAACAATCTGAACAATGTTTAATTGATTAGATGTAAAATACTGAGTAGAAGAAGAAAGATTTTTTGTATACCCAGAGCCATCAAATAATCCATTAAAAGAAAACCAGAATTCTAATTCAAATGTTTTATTTTCATAATTTTTATAAAAAATATCATATGAGTTATATATACTGACAGATGCACCGCTAGTTTTAACAATTAATGCAGAGGCAGAATTAGATACTAAAGGCGGCTCTGTCCATGCAGGAGAAGTAACGGTGGCGGAAGCGCCAACTGTCGCTGATCCCGATCCGTTAAGTTTCCAATATCCTAAAGGGCTGTCGCCCTGAACAAGTAGAGTATATGACAAAGTAGGCCACCTTTAACTAAATTATAACACTTACTTTGTGATGTCTACGATTTCACATGACCCCGCAACACAGGCCAAATCTTGGGTTCCAGTAGTAGTATCCTCTAGTTCATAAAGAGAAAGCATGTTCCATTGAATATTTGGGAAACCCTTGACTGCCGCCTCGTATTCTTCCTTAGTACATTCTTGATAGGGAGCCTGACGATAGGAATGTTCAGAGTGGGGAAGGAAAGAAATTCCAGAAACCTCGTCGAAGTACTTCCAGACCCATGCTCCAACTTCCATCCATTCATGCTCTCTAACAGACACTGTAATTGATGGTTTATGCTCACACCATGCTCTCTGATAGGCAAGCCAAATGTCAAGGTGTTGTACGGCTGAAAGATCATCGCGGAGTACAGAGTTTTTTGGAGCCTTAATCGGAAATGAGAATACTGTTGTGTCCCGTGGTTTCATTACATCATCTTCTGCTGGCACCCCAGATTCGTCAAGGAACCTTGTTAGTGGGTCTTTCTTGTCCCCACGGACTGTACGAATATAATATTCACTGTGCCACGGGTGCATTCCTGAAGAAACTCCTGTAAGTTGGCTGACAGTACCAGAAGGTTTTACGCAAGTAATTGCTGCGGAGGGATTGATGCCAACTTGTGCTGCCATGTCCTCGTTTGTAGAAACTGCAATTAGTCTAAGATCGGAAAGAACCTGAGTAAGTTTATCAATTCCCTGTTTGCCAGACATGAGTTCATTCCCAAACTGTCCAGTAATAGACACACCAAGTAGTCTTTCATCTTCTGTATTTTGTTTCCAAATTTTGCGAAGATATTTAAAGTTAGTTAAAGTGGCCTGCCATGTTCCAAGAATTGTTGCTAATTCTACCTTCCGCTTCAAAGTTTCTGCGGTGTCTTTTTCTCTAACAACTACTTCTGAAAGATTACAGAACTGGTATGGACGCAAAATAATTTCACTACAGGGATTTGTACCATAATGAATATCATCGGGCCTTCTACCATACTTAGCAGCCTGTGTTTGGGCAGCCTTGACATTGTAGATGCCACGCTCGCCTGACTTTGAGTCATATAAACTCTTCCATTCAGACATAAAGTCTGACATGAGTGGGCGTTCTTTATAGGCTACAGAATTATTAGATAATGCGCGTTGTGAATCTGTCTCCCACCATGCACCTGCCTTGGCTTTAGCCATTTCAGAATCAGTAAGATCAGAAAGGCTAATCATGGCAGATCGACGGACGCCACCAACAACAACTACCTCGCCAACCTTACACATAATGTCATGTGCCTCTAGGGGACGAAGTTTGCGGCCTGCTGCATTCTTAAGAATTTGAATGCAGAACTTAAAAAGTCCAACCAGTGGTTCGGGACCAGAAGCACGTCCACCAAACGTTCTAAGTCTTGCTCCTGCGGGACGAACTTGAGACACATCCCATGCAGGAATTTGACCTGCCCATAAAAGTGAAAGAAGTTCTCTAAATGCGCGTGCCCAGCCAGCCTTAGAATCTTCTACAACAATGACTGTATTGGAACTTTCAAAATGTTCATTAACTACGGGCAACTTGTTAACGTATAGGTTTTCTACAGAGAATCCTACGCCAGTACCACACATAAGAATATACATTGCTTCGTCAAAGGAGCGTAGGGAATCCACGGGAAGGAATGAACAGTTATAACCAGCCACGTTATCCCGCTCAAGGGCAAGACCTGCGGTCATAACTCCACGCATAGAAGGCATTACGCTACGCTCAATGATAGCATCTTTCATCTCTTGTACCAAGGCAGCGGGAGGAGAATAGTTATTATTTTCCTTCAGGTGTTTAACCATAAAATTGAAATAACGATCAACGGTTTCATCCCAAGTCTCTCGTCTTCCTGCATCGTCCATCCACCGTGCATAGCGGCTGACGGCAATAAAATTTTCATATGGATTTTCAATCATCCTGAATCACTAGCCCTTCAATTTTAGTTAGGTTTCTATCCTATCACGCCAGTTTTTTCAATTCACGATTTTCATAAATCTTTTTAAGTCTGTGGACTGCGGGCTTTGTCACACGAATCCAGTCAAATTTTTTATGTACCTCAAAGGAATTCTTGAATGCTAGTTTACACCATTCACTATGGTTTTCTTTAGCCTCTCCCATAACTCTAGCAAGGTCGTGGGCGTTAGGTCTATACATTCCACCGGGATGAATTTCTTGCCAAGGTGAGGTTTGAAAATTTGATCCGATAGGGACAGTGATGTAGTCACGATAGTCACACCATTCAGTTGTTGTTATAGTGGGAATTCCCATTGCTATTGCTTGCAGGGGATTGAATCCAAATCCTTCTCCCCAAGTAGGGTACACAAAAACATCGGCGGCATCGTAAAGTTCAATCATTTGTTCAGGAGAAAGAAAACTTGTTATACAAATAATATTATCGTATAATACGTCGGGCGATGCCCAGAATCCTTGTTCATCTTTAAGTTTTATAGTATTTAATTTGCTGCACTTGATAATAAGTCTATAATCTGGATTATTTCCATAGAGTTTGGCAAAAGTGCGGGCTACAAGATCGCCGTCTTTCCTCCAGTACGGCTCCCCAATAAATAAAAAGGTAAAAGGTTTTTCGGAATTGTATTTTTTTAATCTTGGTCTATACGCATGATCAATACCATGCTGATAGGTAAAAATTTTTTTGTTTGGTAGTTTATTTTTAAACACATCATAAGTAAAAAAATTCGGTGCCCAAACTTCATCAACTTTGTGAAGTGGATTCCACCACGCTGGCATAAATTCAGTAGACTCCCACGGGGTGTATCCAATTTTGTATGACGTTGAACACATAAATTTATAATCGTGAGGTTGATCAAAGCATATTTCTATATCTGCTTCGTATCTGGTATTATTACCTAATTCTTTAACATTTACATCAATCCCTAGTTCTTTCATAGAGTTATAAATGTGATAGGAAGCATTACCAAACCCGACGCGGCGGTCCATATGCTCAAAAGCCCCCGTGAGGTAAACCTTCATTGATTAAAATCCTTGTCTGTGGTATCTTATAATTGAAGTATATAAGAAAAGAGATATATATGGATCATAGTATATATTATAGATATTATCAATTATCTATAGATAATATAGTAGAACCTATTGAATGTATTATAACTGATCATGATCTTCCCATGCATCCATTCGCTGAAGTAGTCAATGATGAAATTCGAATGAAGTTTGAATGCCTAACTTGTGATTATAGAATATATCCCGGTTTAAACCTCTATGAAAAAATGAAGAAAGATGTTCTTGCCAATGAATGATGAACAATTTGGAATTCTAATGGAAGTTTTAGGCGGGTTGTATATACAATCTTTAAGAAACTACGACCTTTTGTGTGTTATTGGTGATAAACTAGGAGCAGACGTTGTAGAGTTGAAAAACTTACACGAAAAAGGACACACATTATGTCCTGATCCTGCTTTAGTGATTGAAGATAAAAATGAAACATCGTCAAATAACTGATCGTATCAAAATGGATGCTGGATGCCAGAAATGTTCATATCGTGGACACCCTGCTGCTCTAACTTTTGATCATCTTGATCCTTCTAAAAAATATCGAACAAAGTCTGGTAAATCAGTTCATCTATCGGATATGATTAAGGGCAACAGGTACGCTCTTTCCACTGTACTTGCGGAAATTGAGAAGTGTCAGATATTATGTTTTAACTGCCACATGGAGCAGACGTATCTTGAACAACGTAGTGATTATACACCTTTTGTTTTTGGAGACTAATGAGTATTGATGTACTAGATAAAGGCTATGTTCGACTTGTAGATCACATGATAAGGCGGGTCTATAATGCATGACTATTTGTGTGGTGGCACGGTGTTTGTGACTACTGATCATGAGGATGGTTCTTCTTCTACACGTTGTGCGTGTAGTTTTATTAATACTGTTCGTATTTTTGAACGTGATCAGTTGGAGGCGGAATTGAGGCCGGAAAGTAAGAACACCAATTCTTATCAGTTGAGTTTGAACTATTTTGGGCATACTCATGAGTGAGTATAGTCATGAGAAGGAATGTCCGTCACATGAGGAAGAGCCTGCTAATTGTAAGAATTGTAAACTCATTCTTATCGGATATGTCAATGGGCTTCGTGACGGTCGTAGGGCCGCTGCTAAGGCGGTAAAAGATTCAATGCCAGTCAATGCTAAGGATGAATTATATATGTTCGCTATGGACGTTATAAGAGCGGCGGAAGGGAAGTGACCAAACGCCGTACATATCTTGGAATAGCAGCCATCATTCTAGGTATAGCCATAGGAATGACATTGAGCCAAAGAATCAAAGAGAAAGGATTACCCCTATGAAGCATGTACTCAAAGACCATGACCCATACTGTCCACATAAGTCGGTATCTTTACCCTATGAATGTAATCTATGTCCAGTAATAGCAAAGGTACGTCTTCATGAGCGACAAAAGACAGTCGCTGAATCCCCCGCCCTTGTAAAAAATCATAAAATTGGCATGATAGACGGATTAGACTACAGTATAAATAAAATTTCTGAATATTTAGAGTCCTTCCCTGTCCGTAATAGAGAACATTTTGAAGGATGTGACCTTTTCCATCCAGAATGTGCCCTAGATATAGCCATCAAAAGGATACTCATCTAAACTCCCGCCCCCTTTTGTAAAAAAATGACTATATACGACCAACACCCATAAGTTACTGGCGAGTAATATTCAATTTGACAAAATGTTAATATAATTTTTAAGTGTATGATCCAGAAAATCCGATCCCGTGTAATCGAACATTAGTGCGACCATAGACCTAGCATACCCGTATGCCCCCTGTCAAGCCGACACGCCGAAGAATTGTTAGACTTTACCTAATGTTCATCTTGCCCCCTCTCTGTGTGGTGTAGATCACATGAAAAAGCCTTGGAAAAAGCCCTTTTTGGCCCCCAAATGTCAGACCCCCATGCTAGACTCTAGATATAGAGCAAGAACAACAGAAAGAAGTAAGAAAATGTGGAAGTCAGAAACAGTCAAGAAGTGGCACAAGGGTGCCATTCGTCCGATGATGCAGGCAGTCTGCACAGAGTGTGATCATCACGGTGTAGTGGCAGGGTGGCTAAACGTCACAGCCCTCACCCCCTGCAAGTGTGGGAAGTAGGACACCATGCAGACAGTCCCTGTGAAAATGTTTGACC